GAGAGAACTTCTTGAGTAGGTACTTTGTCATACTTACTGGCGAAGTCAGCAACCTCTTCAAATAGGATGCGTTCATGGTATTCGTTGAAATAGTCTGCTTTTAGAAATGGTACTACCTTGCGGTAATACTCCTCGTTGAAGAGAAGATTACGCAAGATAGTTTCTTCAATACGTTCAATTGCCATAGGAGAATTCTTTACGTGCTGCTTCTTCAAGTTGTGCCATTACTTCTTCGGTAAAGTACTTCTCGGGATCAGCAAGAATAACGGAAGGATAAACAGAGGATTCACCAACAACGATACGATTGCCCTTGCGGGTGAATACTCCGTGTTCCTCACCCAGTTCCAGTAGTCCATAATAGCGGTCCAATCCACGTTCATCAAAATAGAGTCTTGTAGCAACTTTGCTTCCCTCCTTAGTTAGTCGTGACTTTTTAGCTTCACATTTGATGATGTTACCAACCACCTCTGTGCCATCCTTCTCTTTTGATTTAGACAAGTAGATAATAGTTGATGCTGCGTACTTCAGTCCAGTACCACCACCCATTTCTTTTTGCGGCACATACGATCCGATCACATCATAAGTATGGTTCGTCACGATCATAGGAACCTGTGCTTGACCCAACTTTAAGGTAAGCACTCGGAAGGCACCCTTGATCAGTTGCGATTTTGTCATGTCACGAACTTGCTTATCGTTGGCAACGTCTTCCATCTCCTTATTAGTAGAAAGCATACCAAGACTATCAAGAACGAACAGCATAGGCACACGCTCATCTTTTGGTTCTTTCAAATACTTGTCCAAGATACGACAAGCTTGGGTACGGAACTCTTCAATAGTTCCAACAGGAAAAATAATCATACGCTTGCTATCAATCCCACGACTTTCAATCATATCCCGAGAAATAGCCGACTCGCTTTCAAAGTAAATGACACCACCAGTGGGGTTAGCATCAAGGAAAGAACGAACAACAGAAAGTGCGAAGAAAGTTTTTCCCGTACTGGTTTCTCCTGCCAATGCTGTGACTTTGTTACTAGGGATTCCACCAAACAAAGATCCACTAACGACAGCATTAAAAATATAGCTGCCTGTATCAACAAAAGTAGTAATGTCGCCAGCAGCAACGCCATCGCTAACCAGAGCAGCATATTCATTACCGCTTTCTTTAATAATAGTATCTAGGAATCCCATTGTTTTACCTCATCTTCATACATGTTTACATACGAGTAATTGTTACTCATCAGTTTAGCAAATGCTCTGGCGGTCTCATACTCGTCAAAACATTTGATGTTATCTGGACCAATCTGCCCTACAACATGATTAGTCCAACTCACAACCCAGACATTCATTCAAAGAAACTCCCGATAGAAATTTTTTTCTCGTGTGTCCATCCAATACATTGTAGCACATTTTTGAGCGGTTCGAGAAACGACTTTTCAAATTGTGTCTGATAATCTACATACTTCTCCAGTCCAAATTCATGTGGCAGATCGCCAAAGAAACTAATACAGTTCTCATGAATTGGATTGGGTGTCTTGAGATACATGAATTTGATTTTCTCACCCTCTTGAATGAGAGGGTGTTTGTTCTCAATCTTATATTTCTTGATGTAATGATTGTAGAGTAAAGCACCTCTTACGTGAATGGGGGTTCCTTTCTGGTAGATCTCGTTGGGGTGGCGATACTTTGCCAGATTATTGACGCCTCTAGGGAAAGCAACTTCGTTGTAGGGTCGCTTTCTGGTTTCATTGCGGACATCATTGATGAAACTGATGAGTTCATCATTTGTTTTGCCGATAATGATTTTGAAGGCTTCATATAATTTGTCTCGGAAATATGCTGGTGTGGAAGATCTAGCAGTTTCAAGACCCATAATTTTCATTTTGGGTTCTTTGTATCTAACTCCTTCGCTGTCCCATACGTTGAGAATGTATCGCTTCTTCGCAGTCCAGATGCCACGGTCAGCGATGTTCTCTCGCTTCATCTGCATCTTCTGATCATAAGCATTTACATAGTTTGCCAGTTCTTGGTAAGAACTTTCAATATAAGGTTCAAGTTCCATTTGACAGATCTTGTCAAGGAACCCAACAACTTTCTCACTAATTTTCTCTCGTCCCTCGTATATCTTTTCAACCAAAGGACCCATATTGAGATAAATGCTATCGGTATCAGAAGCAATAACATAATCAATATCACCAGTCTTCAACACCTTATTTAGATACTGGTTCATTTTGTTCTCAATCCAACGGATAGAGAGCTGACCAGACAAGGTGATTGCTTCAGCATTTGCCAACTTGTAATAACGGAAGTGCTCGTTACCGATAGCGCCATAAGCAGAGTTCAGAGAAATCTTCTTTGCCATCTGAATATTATTACAGCGGGCAATCTCTTTCATGAGTTCGACAGTGGGTGTCTTCTCATACTGCTGCTTGGCAGCAAGCATTTTCTTCTTGTAGATGACACGACCATCATACATCTTCTGCATCATTTGAGGCAGGAAACCATGAATGTCTTTGCGATACTGTGCGCCATTAGCAGCAACACAATACTCTGTATGCAATTCAATCTCTTTGTTTAGGAACCCTTCAACAGATGCGCTGGGATGCCTAACATCCTGGAGGGTTTCTGGTGAGATGTTGTATTGCATAATAAGATGGGGATACAGGCTATTGAGATCAAAACTGACCACCCAATTATAAAACCCAGGTATCGGTTCTTTGACATATGCCCCCGCATATTTTGCATCTTTGATTGCTTCTTTTTTAGGAGGAATAGCGACCTTACGTTTCAACAGCTCCACATATATGTAATTATCCCACATCCGAACTTGACTAAACACATCTTCATAATTCACCTTGGCGTCGTATGCCATGGTGAATGCAAGTTCAAGCAACTTCATCTTGTCGTCTAGTTGATCTACCAGGCGAACGTCATGAATGTTGTACTCAATAAACTTCTGCCAGTCGTTCTCATAGAATTCTTTGAAGGTATCAAACTCACTGTGATCCAGTTTCTTTGCACCAAGTTCTACATTACAGATATGATCCAGACGGTAACTCTCTTGATTGGTGTAAGTGAATTTCTTATATAACTCAAGATAGTCTAGCGTAGAGATGCCAAGAGTATCAATCGCAAACTGCTTGCGACCCTTGATAAAGATTTCACGCTTTGATACCAATTTCCATGGTGAAAGAACCTTGGTAAATTTCTCACCTAAGATGCGATCAATTCGATTGTGAATGTATGGCATGTCGAACAGTTGAACGTTCCAACCAGTAATCACATCTGGAAAGTTTGCTTGCCAGAATTCAAGGAATGCTCCCAACATGCTTTCTTCATGGCGGAAATGCATGTAATCCACCATGGGGTCTTTGTTATTGAATGGTCGTGCCCCGAACACAGTAATTCGACCAGTGAAGCTGTCTTTGATAGAGATGGCAAGGATCTCCTGATCGGCAGTTTCAATGTCAGGGAAACCGTTTTCGGCAGCGGTTTCAATATCAATTGTAAATACACGGATCTTACTGCTGTCGAACTTGACTTCTTCTTCTGGGTGTTCTTCAGCAATGTATTGATAAAGAAATCTAGTATTGCCATAGATCTCAAAGTCTTCTACTTCTTTGTATTGCTTTACAAAATCTCGTGCCTCAGTAATAGAACCAAACTTATGTGGTTCCACACAGTCACCTTCAAGAGTGCGCCATTCAGAATAGTTCTTTGTAGGCAAATACAGCGTGGGGTTGAAAGGAACCTTCACGCTGTAGCGATTGCCATTTTCATAACCACGGACCAGCAAACGATTGCCAGCTTGTTCAACGTTTGTGTAAAACTTCATTCAGACTTTGGCGGATCAATTTTGGTAAGATATAAGGCAAGCAGTTTAGTGCTCGGATTGACAAGTGTGGTAACGTCAGAAGACCTGACAATCACTTCACGATCATTTGAATGGGGAGGCCATGGGGCGATATCTCCATTACATTCTACCACGTAGGGATCGCGCAGGACGCAATCGGGGTCACCTATCGAAGTGGCACCCTCAATCTCTTCGACCTGCGCGATGATCCACTCATTCGCCAGCTTCAATAGGTTCGCTGCTATTTCCATTAGTTTCCTCAAAGAAAATATTAGTTTTATCTACACCAAGTTCAATAAGTCTATTAGTGTAATTTTCAAGAACTCCATTGTCAGGAAACACAACACTTATGATATGCGATCCACTAATTCTATGTTCTTCTACTGGGCTGTATGGACAGAATCTAGTATAGTTAATGGCAATATCACCATTTTCATTCTTTTCACCAAGAGTTAAAACATATGGATAAACCAATCTGTATCCAACTACTTGCTCTTCATCGTCTTTAACATCACCAAATAGGCACAATACATTATCACCTGTGACTAGTTTAACAATTCTAACGAAGTGGTTTTGCTTCAATTCAGTCATTGGATTCTATCTCCTTTTTTTGTTCAATTTTTTTCTCGTATGCTTCTTGTAATCCTGGTTCTGGATTACTAATTGTCATAACACAATCATATGGAATCTTAAACATAGTATCTGTAGAATACGGATTCCACTTACTAAATCGAACTTGGTATTCCATACCATGTTGTTCTGTAAGATATTGAGGAGTACCACCATCCAAATTTAAAATGTATGGTTCGTCCATAATAAGACAAATTCCTTTTTTGTCATCACCTTCACCATCGAAGGCTTCTTTTAGATCTGTGATAATTCTATCACCAGTCTTCAATGTAATAATTGATACTGCCATAGTTTATTATTATTGTGATATTAGTTTAGCATCAAAAAGGGGCACCGTCAAGTGCCCCGAATATTTAGAACCATTTTCTTTTCTTCTGTTTCTCTGGCAACTCTTTGACCAATGTAACTGTCAGTAACCCATTGTGATACTTTACATCTTCAACTTCCACATTATCAGCTAGTTGCCAGTTTCTTGAGAATGATTTATTAGAAATACCTTTGTGGGCATATCTGACTTCTTTATCGTCCAATCGTTTTCCTTTGATTGTCAGAACATTTCGTTCAGTTTCGACTTCAAGATCTTCATCTGAAAATCCTGCCACAGCGACTTCAAGTATGGTCTTGCCATCATCTCCGTTAATGACATTGTAAGGAGG